GATCGCACTCTCTGGTATGCCTTCGAAAATGAAGAAAAGTTTAGCATTTGGCGAATTCGCCAAATGGATATTCCGGAATCGCCAAATGGAAATGACGAAATCGCCACACCTATACCAGATACATTACCAAATACATTACCAGATAGAGAGAGGAAGGAGGATAGTCATCCTCCCCCCCCCGCTCCCATTCTTTCAAAAAAGCAAAAGAAAACTAATGAAAGCGTCCCAAAGATTGCCTACCGTGAAAACATTCTTTTAACGCAAGATGAATATAAAAAATTATTTGATAACTATGGTCAAGAAAAAATCAACTGGATGCTCGACCATCTGCACGCGAAGAAGGGGGCGAGTGGATATTCATACAAAAGCGACTATCATGTGCTGCTTCCTTCGCATTGGGTTAATGAAGAATATCTAAAGCAATGCAAATCAGGGAAAATCGAAAAGGCTAGCACAGTCCCAAATGAGTGTGTTTTTAGAAATAAGAAAATCGCTGAGTTTGCAGAACAAAAACTAAGTAACCTCTTCACAAGCAAAGTGTTTTTCCAAGCCCAAGCTTCTAAAACTTTCTTATGTCACTTAGATAAAGATATTAAAAAAGAGATTGATTATGGATCATGTGAGACGGATAAATTTAAGGAATTGCTCATAAGAGATTTAGAGACATGTTTTCCTGGAGTGCGCGGTATTTTGACGGGCGTTAAGAATAACAAAGTAGAAAACATGATTTCGGGATTAACCAGTCAATTCAAAATGCAAGAGGCAAGATGAACCCATGTGATGAGACGATAGCGAAATTAAATAGAAGTTTACCAGACTTGTGCACGGTACATGACTTGATTCGAGTCGGTATCATAAAACACAGAAACACAATGGAATACTATAGGCGCTACAATATGGGCCCTCCTTACATGCGGTTGAGTAAGAGAAGGATATTCTATCCTAAGCCTGGAATTTTGAATTGGTTGAAAGAGAATAGCTATGATTGTGAAAAGGCGGCTGAAGATAGCGGGAAAATCACGCGTCTTCCGAGCGAACCAGAGCTGGCGTAACATAGCCGGCCGAGATATTTTTTTTAGGTCGGACTGGGAATATAAGTTTGCACTGCATCTTCAGATCTGTAAGGAAAATATGGTAATCAAGGAATGGGAACATGAGCCAAAAACATTCTGGTTTGAGGAAATTAAACGAGGCACGAGGAGTTATTTGCCAGATTTTAAGGTCACATATTGGGATGGTAACCACGAATGGATTGAGGTCAAGGGTTACTTCGACCGTAAGAGTCTCACAAAAATTAAGAGATTTAGGAAGTACTATCCTCAAGAGATATTAAGAATAATTGATAGTGAGTGGTTTAAAGCAAATGACTTCAAAATCCAAGCGAGGCCCGATATGGAAAAAGAAAAAACCACCTTATCAATTGGAAAAAGATGGATTCCGAATAAGCGATCTCAAAAAGGATTTAGAGGGGTGGGTTGATTCTATGGTTTATTTGCCCGCCAATTACGATTTGGTGCTTATGCGGACAAATTCTCGGACAATAGCCGGATGGTTCAATGGCGTGGCCTGGGAAGGGCTCCATTTGCATTCTGGAGATAAGATTGTATGTTGGAAATTAAAAGATAGGTGGGATGAGTGGAGCAAAGAGTAAAAATTTTTTTTGAATCAGGGAACACAAGAGCCCTCGAAAATAGTGTAAATAATTTCTTGAAAAGAACGAAGGGAACTTTCGTCTCAACAGAGTACGACACTATTTTGGGCGGCAGAGATTGGGGAACAGGAGTTTTATTAACTTACATACCAGAGGAGAAGAAGATGCCATTGAAGAAAGGCAAAAGCAAGAAAACGATCAGCAAGAACATAGAGACTGAGGTCGAGCATGGAAAGCCTAAAAAACAAGCGGTAGCAATTGCTCTGAACACGGCGCGTAAATCAGGCGCAAAGATACCCAAGAAAGGAAAGAAATAATGGACAAAGTAATTAAGAAAGACAAGAAAAAAATTGATAAGATGATGGATGAGTTAGTCAAAGAGGATAAGCCTCGGGATAAGAAGCTGGAAAAATGCGATAAGGCTATGAAAAAGAAAGGCAAAAAATGAGCGAAAACTATGCAAATACAACGGACAATTATGAGAGCTGGGCACCAAGATTATATAGAGATTTTTTGAATCTACTAAATGTTCACGATATAAGTCCACGAGCTGCTTGTTATTTTTACATATGTTTTTTGGCTATGAACTTGGATGAGCAATGTGATGAAGAAGACTTAAGAGAATTTTTAAGAATGACATATGAAACTCTAGTTGAAGAATTAAAAAGAAAAAAACAAGAAAAGGAGTCGAATAAATGAGTTTAAATGCTAATGAATTACGTACGATTAAAAATCAAGCCATAGAATACAATTGGAGTGAATTCCATTTAATAATTAGAGTGATAGATTATTTGATCGATGGATTTTCAAAAATAAATTCATGTGTAAATCAGCCAGAAAATCAAATACAAGAAACGAAAAATAAACCAGAAATTCGAGAGATTCCAAGAGGATATATTTTAGTAAATGAATTCCAAAAAAATAATTTACTTTGTAAAAAACTTGGGATGAACAGAGGTCGATTGATAGGAATGATTAGGGGACATCTAGAGTTTTTCAAAGAAATATTATTTATACATCCTAAACATAAATATCATCATAAATATTTTATTGATGAGAAAAAAACTGAAGAACTATTGCTTAATTTTCCATATAAAAATCAGTTAGAGAAGCAAGTAATAATTGAGTACAAAAGAGAATTTCGACAAATCAAGTTAAAATGAATCAAAAAAAAGTAACTAAAAAGAAAATGTATGAGCCTATAAAGGAAGAATTTATGGTGCTCATTGAATATATGAATATCTTAGAGGCTAAGATAAACGAGGACAGGCGGGAAGAGATCATCTTGCTGCTAGAGGTTCTTGAGTTTATCAAGGCGAAATGTGAAGTGTATTTAAATTATCATTTGATGAAGGCAGGTAAATAAAATGGTCGAAGTTATACATTACGAATCAGCTAACAAAAACAAGACGATAGGCTATGTGGACGTACGCGTACCGATTCTAAAGCCTACGGTGATTATCTTGCGTAAGGTATCGCATTTACAAAGCGGGGATAGACGGTGGTTTAATCTCCCAAGCTTTTCTCGCGAGAAAGCAGACGGTACGCCAAACTATCTGAAATATTTTGAATTCGATACCCAAGTTTACAATGGCCAGCTATTAGAGGAGCTAAACGAACAGGTAAAGCAATATTGCCAGCAAAATGGAATACAAGAGGTAGAGCCCATGAATTTCAACGAGTTTCCAAAATCAATGGACGAACTGCCATTCTAGGAGGCAATAGTGATTATACACATAGAGATTGGTTGGTTAATTTATGTATTGATATGCACATTTATGGTTGGTGGACTAGGCGGATATGGTATTGGCTTGATACATGAAAGCAAAAGAAAATGAGTAAATTTCAAAAAGTATGCTATTTTTATTAGGTGCAGTAACTCTTTTTAGCTTAATCATTTGCTTTAAAGATCGTGACCCAGATTGTAGACCTTGAAGGTGTCAGGATGAAGTCTATGATCTTACATGAAATATGTCAGAAAATAGAAAAAATAGATTCATTCTGACGCTAAAATAGTGGGATGGCTGACATCAACTTAGGGTATACTCTAACTTTACAATGTAAGGAGAAACATGGAATATCCAAAGATTCATAGTTTATGGAAGCGTGAAGGGTGGTATTTCGACGAGAAAGAGAAGAAAGGACCTCAAAAACCTAATCGCCAATCGTTTATCCTCGGAGACCACGCCCTACCCGAATTTCAGAATATCAGGCTATGGAGAGTTGAGGAAAAAATCGACGGTACAAACATAAGGATTATGCTCGAAAGAGATCTTATCACACAGAAATTAGTGGTAAGGTTTGGAGGCCGCACCAAAGATGCCCAAATACCATGCCATTTGCTCGATAGGCTTCAATTTCTTTTTACCCCTGATAAGCTAGAAAAAGCTTTTCCAACTCTACTCGCTGGCATCCCGGTAACATTGTTCGGGGAAGGTTTTGGCCCTAAGATTCAAAAGGGTGGAGGCAACTATGCTAATGAGCCTGGATTTATCCTATTTGATTGTAGGGTGGGTTGTTGGTGGCTAGAACGAGAAGATATAGAAACAATAGCCACTAAATTATCTATTCCATGCGTCCCTATCTTGAGTTATATGACCGAAGAACAAATCGTGAGGTGTGTTAAGTCTAAGCCAAAATCTATATTAAATCCTGCATATGGCCGAATGGAAGGGGTAGTATGCAAAACAGATCCTTTGCTGTTATGCCGAAATGGGGAGCCATTAATGTGGAAGCTTAAATGTAAGGAGTTCGATGAGTGAACAATTTCTAGGATATAAACTCGCAAGAGCAAAGCGCTACATTCGAAGGGCAAAACAAATCCTAAAAGATATTGAGCTAATGAATAGCAAGGTAGAATCAGATTTCTTTGCACTAGAGACATATTGCACATATCATGAAACGAGAATAAAGGGGGGGAATGATGAGTATAGAAATAACTGTAACGCTTAAGGACGAAGAAGGACGTAGGTTAACGCGTGATTATTTGATTTATGAAAATGTTACTCTGATTGCACAAGACCCGATGGAAGATCCAGCTATAAACTCATGTGTAAAATCTTTACTTGACGAATTTAAGGGAATTCCAGATGATATAAAAGTAAAAGCACTTATGGTTTTGCGTTGAGTAGGCCTGAAAAACCCATTGATTGGAAAAGAGTAGATGATTTGCTAGAAGCTGGCTGCTTAGGGACAGAAATAGCAGCTTGCTTCGATGTACACCCTATTACGTTCTATGATCGTGTAACTAAGCAATATGGCACCAGTTTCACAAATTATGCAGCTGAAAAGAAAGCTTGCGGCGATACACTGCTAAGAGAAGCGCAATTTAAGAAGGCTACAAAGAAGCTAGATAACGGTATGCTCGTATGGCTAGGTAAGCAGAGATTGCACCAACGAGAGAACGTTATAGATAACGAGGCTACGGAAGAGACGAATAAGCTTTATCAGCATGTGATTGATCAACTTCAGGCTCTACAGAAAGCTCCTTCTCAACTAGAGAAATCACCCACGCCTGAAGAGTCTGCCCCTGAACATACGCCCGAAACTTCGAGCGAGTGTGCAGTGTAAGCGGCAGACGTATGTTTAGGAATTTCTGTTTTTCACTCATCATCTACCTCGGGCGCCATGTAGTTATCTAAGTAATGGGGATTTTCATTGAGAATATTCTCAAGCATGGCTATGGCCTCATCACATTCTATATCATGCTCCTCACATAGATCATCGACTGCTTTTTCGTAGCACATAATCCAGAACTCTTTGCTCATCTCTGCCTCTCCTTAAGTAAATCAATGCAAATATGATAAAGATGATCAATACGTATATCAGATTTATCCATACGCTCCGCAAGCCTGTTTTGACTTTCACGAATATCAGAAATGACGCTTCGAATATCTGATAGATCTTTATGTATATCTCGTAACATAAATTTCATCATGCCATACATCATGCCTCCTAAAAGGCCAATAGATATTAAAACTTCTAAAAACTCTTTACTCATCTCTTAGCTCTCTCTATTTCTATTAATTTATAATGAAAATCTTTCATTTCATCATGGATAGCCCTAACCAGCTCTCGAGTAGAGTCCAATTTATTATCCATATGTCGATTATCCGAGCGACTCTCTGCCCTACTCCAAAGCCATAAAGTTAAAGTAAATACCATATTTCCTAACACAAAAAGTGTAAATTGGATCCAATCCATTATGTCTCCTCGTTTAAGTTATGCGAACATAATATAATTGCGCGCAATTTACCACAATATCCAATCTTTATTTTAATATCTGTTTTAATATTGTAGCTAACCTAAACTCTGTTGCCTGTATAGCCGATGATGGCATCTCAATTTTGCATTTTGGACAAAATCTTCCCTCTAGTAACTTGGACTTGCTACCCTTAAAACCGCATTGGAAGCATGGGATTTTACCTTTCATTCAATCTTCGGAGGTTTAGGTATTGGCAGCCAATGAGTCATACCAAACCAAGGTTCATAGTCATATTTAGGCCATAACAGATATTCGGAATCTGTTCTAAACAAACCTTCCCGAATAGATTCTCCATCATAGGCTAGAAAAGGCTCGTTGTCTGGTGGTTGCATATCTTCATATTTAATCCATGCCACGGATGTCCACTCCTTTTTTTAGGGAAAGATCTTCTGTATACTTAGCAGGTGCTATATAGATTTTTGTACCAGGATTTGAATGCTTTATTCGGTAAGCTAGTGTCCCCTTTTTAGGGAAATGATATCTCCAACTCGTTAGCCTTAGAATAAATTTAATCCATTTCACGTAATACCTCTGGCCATTCCTTTATGAAATCGTCTATAAATCGAGAGACATTTTCTAAACTTCTATCAGTGGGAAATAAGTCTGTGTTGAATATCTTGAGGGTGAATAGGATCAGCATCTCCTTCAGCTCACAGTCAAAACAAACTGGCTGATATTGACCTCCACATTTACACTGCATATTTTCCTCGTAAAATAATCTATTGACTAATCTTCCCTTAAGATAGATGATAAGCATAACAGTAAGTCGCGGAAATCAGCATGGGAAACGGCGGCATAAAGAGCTTGGGGTGGCAGATTCTGATAACTCTTTATCATTTCGTCCAAGACTTGCAGTTTTTCCTGCTTAGTTGGTATGGGTAACTGAGTGGGTTCATCATCAGCCATAGAGATTTCATTCCCTGCATCATCTAAGCGTAGAAAGTTAGACCAATTGGTCGCTCTACATTTAAAATAAACATCACCGCCATCAATAGAAATCTCTCCACACTTACAGCTCACATAGTCATGTAGATGTTTACTCTCGATAATATCCCCACATAACCTACATTTAGCGCGATTTCTCATTATACCTCTCAAAATTAACGATATAATCTTTAAGCAATATATCCAGATAAACCTTAAACTCTTCCGGAGATAAACCTCTTTGCAAGCACGCATTACAGTAAACGCTTATACATGCCGCAGCAACTACTTGAACGCGCAAATCATCGTCTAATGCAGCATGTATTTTCTCTATACTTTCATTCACCTGCTTGGTAAATTCTACTCTTGCGTGTTCATAATCCATTATTTCTTCTTTTCCTCAAAAAGACAAATCTTTCTTTCATCCTATCAAAAGCTTCAGCTGCAAATTCTTCACTATATCCCTTAGCTTCCAAAGTAGAAACCACCATGGAGGCCAAAAAAGACAGAAAACCTGATTCTGTGCAGTTATTATCGTTGCCAAATTTATTCAAGATTTTCACTAACTTCTCATAAGCTTCAAATTCCCTCTCCAGATCGTCCATTCGTCTCTCCATGACCCTTTTTATCTCCGAGTGCTGGGCTCGAACCAGCGACCAATGGATTAACAGTCCAACGCTCTACCGCTGAGCTAACTCGGAATATCCTCATCTAATACACGGCAACATTTCTTCACTATTTTATTTATATGATCTAGCATATTGTGCGTGCTTTCTTCATCAAAATGATAAGCTGCAATGATATAACCAATTTCTTTGGCTAATGATATCACAATGCGATGAGCGAGGATGTGATTTTCTTCAGCAAAGTTATAAATGATATCATGCAAAGTGGTTTCATATTCAAATAGCTTCTCAAATTCCTCATCATCTTTTGTTATGTTTTCCATTAGAAACCATCGTAGTTATGAATTCTCTCAAAATACAATAATCCATCGGCAAGGATATTTTTGTAAAAAGTAAATATAGCGTTATCGTATTTGCCAGTCTCTACCATATCCTTTAAAGCCTCGGAGGCTGAAAAAGTAAGATCAAAGATAAGCTTATCATAATTAACATCATTGACATCTGCATCATCTTCCGGTAACATAAAATTTTTAATACTCCGTATAGTTATGAATTTACCCTTCGCTCCAAAACAAATTGAGTTTATCGCTCACCCCAAAACCAAATGGAATATCGCATGGGGCGCTATGCGCGCTGGCAAGACTATAGGCACAATCTTTGA